GTGTTAATTTAATTTTATTAGTATGAACTAAATGTTTAACATCTTGAATAGTTCTAGCATTATGTTTATTTATAAGTTCATTTACAAAAGCAGTTCCGAAACCTAAAATAGTATTTAATTTAGTATTTTTAAAACTTTTATTAGTCATTAAACTTTTATTAGTCATTAAACTTTTATTATTTAATACAGTATTATTTAATATAGTATTTACTTCCTTATTTATTTTAGTATTTAAATAAATATCATCTAGAATAGGTAATGTTCCAGAACTAAGAATAGTATCTATTTTTTCTATCATTCCTTTACCAATACCATCTAAATGTGCTAATTCACTACCTTTTTTAATAGGTATATTCCATTTACTAATTTGATATAGTGCTTTTTCATAACTATTTACACGTATTTTATCATTTTTTTCTTTATAATAATCTTTTACTAAAGTTAATATTTTTAGTATATGTTTATTACTATAAGTTTGTTTATTACTATAACTTTGTTTATTGTTATAAGTTTGTTTAATAGTATAATTTTGTTTCTTTGTATATTTCATTTTATATAAGTATAAACTATTCTAATACAATAATACTATACTATTGTAATATATAAAATAAAAACAAAAAATATAAAAAAATAGATATAAAATAAAAAATATAAATATTCAAAAAATGATTAGTGTGATGAACGTAATAATGCTCTAGCACCACTAGATAAACGCCCTTCACCTAAATCTCGCACTCTTTCAAAATGAAATGTTCCATCATCAAGAGAATACATTATCTTTTGAATATTATACTGTCTCAACTTTGCGATACATTCACTACAAGGGGCTGAATTCTTAAAAGGTATTGAAGAACTCTTATCATTATTAATTCTAACAACAATAAGACATTCCTTTCCTAACTTTCTACGAATATCAGCATCCTTATAACCTCTACGGCGAAGTAAATATACCCAATTTACCAACGCTCCAACTTCAGCGTGTCTAGTGTAAGATGTCAAGTGCCCCTTGAGTGCCTTTTTCATAACGATTAGGAACTGGGGGAGCACCTGTCAATTGTGCTGCGTGCTTAGCACGTTCTACACAACCCAAATTACCAGTTCGCAACAAAGAAGAAGACATTTTTGTAAATATTAAATTTATCTTTCAACAATAAATAGAAACCTTTGAATTATATTATTATAATAATATATTATTTAAATTCAATTTTTTACACATATAATAAAAAAAAACTTAAAAAAACTAATAATTATAATTAATTATAAAATAAAATAAAATAAAATAAATAATTATCACTCAATTAAAATTAATATAAATAATTTATAAAATCCTATAAAATCCTATAAAATCCTATAAAATCCTATAAAATCCTATAAACTCCTATAAAATCCTAAAATGATTGAATACTATAAAGAACCAGGAATAACACCACTAGAATTTATAAATACTGTAAAAAAAGAGTTCCCAGATAAAAAAATATGTTATACCGCACGATTAGACCCAATGGCACGCGGTCTAATACCTATATTAATTGGAGAAGATTGTAAATTAATGAATTTATATACTTGTTTAAGTAAAACATATGAAGTTAAAGTTATTATTGGTCTAGCAACAGATACAGATGATGCTCTAGGAATAATAACACAAAACACTTTAAATATATCATCTAATCAAACTACATCACATTATATTTTATCAAATTATAAATCTATATTTGAAATAGAAACTGAATTAACATTAAATCAAAAATATCATTATTATTCTACAAAAGCATTATTATCTAGAAGTAAAAATAATTTTGATACTCATTATCATAGTGTTAAATTATATCATTCTAGTGTAATTGATTCTGGAGAATTAGATTTTAATATATGGAAAAACGAATGTATAAATACTATAAATAAAGTAGATAAAACAAAAGAGTATAGACAAAATGAAATTATAAAACAATGGAATGATTTGAACAAAGAAGTTACAGAACCATTACATTATATTACATTACAATTATATGTAGGTAGTGGTTTTTTTGTTAGACAATACATTAGAGATATATCTGAAAAAATAGGTATTCCTTTAATGTGTTATGATATTAATAGAGTTATTATAAATTATTAGTTATTTTTTAATATAATTTTTCATTTTTATATTTATTAATAATTATGTTTTAGATTTTAATTAAATAACTTAAAAAAAAATTAATATTATAATATATATAAAATTATTAATATTATAATATTAATTAAAATACATTACTATTATATTTATTTATATTTAAATTAGTAAAATGGATAAAAAACCTAAAATAACAAAAAAAACAAAAAAAGAAGATGAAAATTTAAATATAGATAATATTATATTTGAAAAAACAGAAGACGATAATGAAAATAGTGAAAATCAAGAAGATACACAAAAGCCATTAAAAGAAACAAAAGAAAAAAAAGAAAGGAAAAAGCGTGAACCAAAAGAGCCTAAAGAACCTAAACCAATTAAAGAGAAAAAGAAAACAAAAGCAGAATTATTAAAAGAAGAAAAACTAAAAGAAAAAGAAAGAATGAATACATTATCTAATTTAATGCCCCAAGATGAAACTTTACAAGATACTATTACTAATATTACTAATATTAATAATAATAATACTAATAATAGTAATATACCAACAATTAATAGTATTGACTATACTAAACAACCTGACAAAGTGTATGAAGAGTATACTACATATATTACACATATATTTCATTTTAGTGATATTCACATTCAATTATATAAACGTCATTATGAATATCAAGAAGTATTTATTAATATTATAACTTATCTTAAAGAACAAAAAAAATTATTTAATATTGCAGAAATAAATAATAAAAACATACCAATTATTGCTCTTATTACTGGTGATATTCTTCATAGTAAAAGCGATTTATCACCAGAATGTATTCAACTTACTTATAATTTTCTTAAAGCCGTATCTAGTTTAATGCCATTAGTTATTATTCCTGGAAATCACGATGTTAATATGAATAATAAAGAACGATTAGATGCTCTAACACCAATTATTGCTGATTTACCAAAATCAAATCCTATTTATTATTTTTTAGAATCTGGTGTTTATAAATTATCTAATCTTATGTTTTATCACGCATCTATTTTTGATAATAAAATAATACCCTTAATTTATGATAAAAACCAAAATCAAAACCAAAACCAAAACCAAAACAAAAAACAAAATCAAAATATAACATCTATTATGTTATATCACGGTCGTGTTAATGGTGCGGTGCTTTTTAATGGATTAGAATTAACTGACGATACTAATAAAACCATTACCCCTTCGGCATTTGATGATTATGATATTACTTGTTTGGGTGATATTCATAAACACCAATTTTTAAAATCTAATATTGCCTATGCGGGATCTCTTATACAACAAAATTTAGGAGAAGATATTAATAATCACGGATTAATTAAATGGAATGTAAATACTAGAACAGGCACTTTTGTATCTATACAAAATAGTTGGTCTTATGTCACTCTTTATGTCAATGATAAAAAAGCAAATCATCAATGTTTAACAAAAGATAACACGCACGATACTAATTGCCCTTTAACAAAAAATATTAGAGTTCGTATTCTTTATAAAAATACACCTGAAAGTTTTATTTTAGATTATATTACACTTCTTAAAATGAACCATAATGTTGTTGAATTTTCATATCAAAATGATGAATTTTTAGAAGATAATGAGTATAATAATAATTCTATTAATAGTATTATTGATAATAATAATAGTAATAATGATAATAATGATGATGATGATAATAATGGCAATGATAATGATAATAATTATAATAATAATAATAATGATAGTAATGATAATAATAATATAAATACAAATACTCAAATTACAGGTCAATCTAGTAAAACTAAAAAACATAAATCAACATTAACAATTGATATTACATCAGCAGAATTACAAAATAAATATATTAAGGAATATATTTACGAAACAAATAAGAATAATGATATTATGCTTACAGATGATGAAATTAATGAAATAATGACTATAAATATAGAACAAAATACAAAATTACAAGAAATCAATACGAGTTATACTAATAATAAATTTTCAGGACATTATAAATTAAAACGCCTTGAATTTTCAAATTTATTTGCTTTTGGAACTAATAATGTGATTGATTTTACAAAATTTAAAGGTATAGTAGGTATTATAGCCCAAAATCATTTAGGTAAATCAGCACTTTTAGATATTATTATTTATACATTATTTGATAAATTTACAAGGAAAGGAACAGCAAAGGATATTTTAAATATTCGTAGTGATTTATTTAATATTAAACTTGATATATCTATAGGACAATGGACTTATACTATTATTAAAAGAGGTGTGCGTGGTTCTGGTAAAACAAATACAGTTACTACTAAATTAGAATTTTATAGAACTCATGATAATGATGACACGATTGAAAATTTAGAAGAAGATAATACAACCAAAACCAAAGAATTAATTAGAGATTATTTTGGGTGTTATGAAGATATTATACATACAAGTTTTAGTGTCCAACACGATAATAGTTGTTTTGTAGATGCTGAAAATACCGAAAGGCGTAAAGAATTACAGCGTATTATGAAGTTTGATATTCTAGATAAACTAGATAGTATGGCAGGGTCTCAACTTAGTAAATATAAAGATATTAGAGACCATATTAGTAAAAAAATTAATAATGATTTTATTGTTTCATCAAAGAAAAGTAAAGTAAAAGCCACAAACTTAGTTGCTATACATAGTGAAAATAAAGACTATGCGAAACACAAAATTAAACAATTACATCATACTATTCTAGATACATCTTCTAAATTAAACAATGATTGTAAACGTTTTTTAGAAAACTATAATAAAGAAGATACTGAAATAGAATTTGAAGAGTTAAATGATAAACTTAACAGTAATAAAAAAGAAAGAATGAAGTTAAAAGATAGTATTTATAAACATACTAACAATAATAATGAAAATGGCAATGAAAATGAAAATGGCAATGAAAATGATAATGACACTACAATACTAAACTTAGAAGACTTAATAACACAATTAAAAGAAGAAGAAGAAAAAAATAGTATAGTTATTAAAGATGCTAATAAAAAAATAAGATTATTAGAGAAGGCTAATGAAGAATTATATAAATCTAGAAAACCAAGTTATATTACCATTCCTGATGATATAGACAATTCTAAAAGTTATTTAAGTGAATTAAAAGATAAATATAAAGATAGATTAACAAAAAATAAAGATAAAATAGAAACATTAACTAATCAAATACTATTATTAAAAGAAAAAGAAAAAGAAATCACTATTAATAATGAAACTATTCTAGCACTAGAAAAAACATTAATTAAATTACCAGAAGAATTTAATAAATTAATAGAACCACAAACACTCCTTGAAAATGAAACTAAATATAAAAAATATTTATGTAAATGGGTAAGTTCATTAACATCAAATCATAAAAACCCTAAAAACTCTACAAGCACACCAGATACAATAATTACACCAGACTACACTACACTATGCGATACACCCGAATACAAACAGTATAAAAAGCGAGCAACCGATTTTTTTGTATCTAAAGAAATAGAAACGTATAAAACAAATTCAAATGACCAAGAGATTAAAAATCAACAAAAAGAACTTACTATTTTAAATTCACAACTAAAAATAGAGTTAAAACAAATAATTACTCTAGATACACAAATAAAAGAATTAGAGCAAAAACAAAATCAATATCAAACTAAATTAGAACATATAGAAAATGATATTTTAAATATAGAAGACAATCATAATATTAATAATGAATTAGAAGCCAATAAACTAAAACGCAGTAAATATGAAACACGTATTAACACAAATGAAGAAAAAAATGAAATATTGTGTAAAACACAAAAATTAATAAATACTTATGAAAATCTAGAAAAAGAAGTTAAGTTTATAGAAATAGAAATGAAACAAAAAGAAGAATTATTACTTAAATTTGAACATTATAGAGACCAGATTGACTATAATAATACGATACAAAAAGAAATTGATTTAGTAAAAGCCGAATTAGATGAATTTGAAGAAGTGTTAGAAGAAGTAGAAAAACAATATACTATTGAAAATACTAATATTACTAAATATACAGCATTATTAGAACAAATTAAGAAAGACCTTGCCGAATATAAAGCAATAGAAAAAAATTTAAAACTTTATGAAGTATATAAAAAATCTAT